AAACGATGTGATAAATCAATTATTCCCAACACTACAAAGACAATTACCAAATGTTACTGAAACTGTTGAAAAACCAATATTATCCGCGATTGATGGACAACAACCAAAAGTTGAACTTTATGAAACATTTAAAGCCTTTAATGATAAGTGGATTGCGGGTCTTGAAATAACTGATAGAACTTTATATCAAGATGTTCTTTTCTTAGATAGGGCAAACCAAGATATTGGAGATAAAGTTTTGGTTGATGTTTTTAAATTGTTGGATTTCTTCTCAGGAACAACATCTGTCGATACTCGAGTTATTGATTTTATTTCACAAATTGTGTATGACAATCAATTTGTAATGATGCCTTTACCGGCATATGTTAACTTTTGGGGTGTTGGAGAAGTTAAGCAAGGAATAACACCAAATGCGGAGTCTAGTGAGTCATTAGCTAATTCAATGTTTGGTACTTTCTTAGATGTTGATACTAGATATTCTGAATCAAAATTTGTGTGTTATTACGCTGGTAAACCTAGTGAACACTTGGATATGAGAGAGGCGAAAGATTATAGATGGAGAACAGATGCTTTTGATATCTCAAGCCCGGCATCAAACCCAATTGTTGTTAATTTAATAAATAAGAAAGATTGGGCTACGTCTAATAAAGTGGTTGGTTTTAATGTTGATTTTGGAACCCGAAACCAAACTATATTCTCAAGTATACAATTAGACCAAAATCCTGCGGCGGCAACTACAGAAGCAAACCAAGTATTGGCTAATATGGCAAACGCTGCCGCGGGTAGAAGAACAAATACTCAAAGTGTTAGTTTATACAATTTGTATAAAAATAGGAGTTATGAGTGTAGGATTGAGGCGATGGGTAACATGATGATTCAACCAACTCAATATTTTAACTTAAGATATGTACCTATGTTTAGAGGTCCTTATATGGTTCAATCGGTAGAACACATCATAGAACCAGGAACGTTTAAAACATTTTTTACTGGTATAAGAATGCCAATATATTCTCTACCACTAATAACAAAACAGATTATGTCAATAAATCAAAATTTATTGAATGAATTAGTTCAAAGTGTTTTTAGATTAAAAGAAACTGCTGAAACAACGGCTCAACCGTCAGTAAATATTATAACAATTGGAAACAATATCCAAGTAAACACCAACTATACATCGACAGAATCTGTTATTTGTTATAAAGATATAATAGCTGCGAATCCGGCATATCAAAACTTTACACCAATTGAAAATGTCCGACATAACATTTCAATTTCTGATTTTATTAAATTATTAAAAACTAAAGTTAGTAATCCAATAGCTCGTTTAATGGTATTTTATACCGCATACGTAAATGGTAATGATGGTAAAGTATTATATACCTTTAATCATGATTTAGGAAATACACCATTAGGTGGAGTACCAAAACCTAAAATAAGTTATGGTGGTAGAAAAGTTTATTTTACAACCAACTATGGTTGTAAAACCAATCAATCAGGCGTATCGACACCATATGCGGTGTTTGATTCATTTGACAAATCGATTGATTTTATATATAACTATTATTATAATCCAACAGCTCCAAGAAATAGTTTATTATATACTTTATATCCAAATTGGGATTTAAATAAGGATACAAATACTGCAACACAAATGTATTTTACTTGGGTGTATTGGTGGCCATCACAAAACTATCAAAGTAAGGAAGAGCTGGCTAATTTTTTTGAACAAAACAAATCGATTTTAGCTGAGTTACAGAAGAGTGCTGTTGAAGTTTTACAACTTTCTAAAAGTTTTGACCTTATTTAAAACAAAAGATATTTATTAAGAAAAGAATATTATGGATATTAAAACACATTTAGACAATTATCTTGGAAAAAACTCAAGATACACTGAAAAAAACACTGGAAATGGATTCACAGAAGTTTGTGATTTGAATAGTGGTGAGTGTTATACTGTTAGAGAAAGAGACGGTCTAATCGAAAGAGTTGATAACACAATGAAGACTAATAGAAGAGTCCAAGTAGAAACACCTCAAGGGTTTAAACAATTATTAAATGGTTAAAAAATGGCTGTAGATAGAAAAATTATAGAAGAGATTAAAAGACATTATAAGATTAACACATATATCATGGAACAGGATGCTATTGCAGCACCTGAAGTACCAGCACCTGACGCACCGGCACCTGAAGGAGTGGAAGACCCGATGTTAAACACGGAAATCCCAACACCTGAAGTAATTGATGTTTCACAAGATAGTGAAGTTGAAAAAATTGATGACAGTGGTAAAAGCGAAGAAAGTGGTGAAGAAAGTGATTCTGAAGAATTGGACATTACTGATTTAGTAACTTCGCAAAAAAATGTTGAATCAAAACAACAAGAATACTTTGATATGATGTTTAAACAAATTGAAGACATGCAATCAAAGTTGAATAGTATGGACCAAGTTTTTGAGAAATTAAACTCGATGGAACAAAAAATTGAAAAATATAGACCAAGAACCGCTCAAGAAAAATTAGAATTGAGAAGTTTAGATAGTGGTCCATTTAATCAAAAACTTTCAAGTTTCTTTGATGACAAACAAGAAGATATGGAAAAATCAGGTAAAAACGAATATGTTTTAACATCTGATGAAGTAGAACAAATAGTACCATCTGAAATCAAAAAAACATTTGACAACTACGGTGACGAACCAACCCAAACATCTTTTAGAGTGGGTTGATTTTAAAAAAAATTTTACTATACTTTAGGGGTCACGTTGTGACCCTTTTTATTTGGCGAATAATTTGACGAACACTAAAAATTAACCTATACTTAAACAACTAAAAAACAAAATTATGATGAGTTCACTTGACGCAGTACTTTCACAGTACGAAAAAAACACACAATCTTTCGGAGACGCAAACAAAATGTCTCAAGAGGAAAGAATGAAAAAGTATTTCGCTTGTATCCTTCCACAAGGACAATCACAAGGACAACGTAGAGTCCGTATTCTCCCAACACCTGACGGTTCGTCACCATTCAAAGAAGTTTGGTATCACGAATTACAAGTAGGTGGTAAATGGCAAAAGTTTTATGACCCAGGCAAGAACGACAACGAACGTTCACCTTTGAATGAGGTTTATGAAGAACTTATGTCAACGGGAAAAGAATCCGACAAAGAATTAGCTAAACAATACAAATCACGTAAATTTTACATCGTGAAGGTTATTGACCGTGATGCTGAGGAAGAAGGAGTAAAATTCTGGCGTTTTAAACACAATTACAAAAATGATGGTATCTTGGATAAAATCATTCCTATTTGGAGACAGAAAGGTGATGTTACTGACCCTGATAAAGGTAGAGACCTTATTGTACAGTTGGTTAAATCTAAAACACCTGGTGGAAAAGATTACACATCAATTCAGACAATCATGCACGATGACCCAACATCACTTCATGAGAACGCGGCAACTAAAGAAGAGTGGTTGAAAGACGCTTTGACTTGGGCTGACGTTTACTCAAAAAAACCTGTTGAATATTTGGAAGCTCTTTCTCGTGGAGAAGAACCACGTTGGGATTCTGAAACAGGAAAATACCTTTATGGTGATGAGAGTGTTATGACTATGGGTGGTGCTAAAACAAACACACCAAGTCCATTCCACTCAGACCCTCAGATTAACTCTGAACCTGACGAGGACCTACCATTCTAATAAAAACAAACATCATGTATGGTATCTTGTACGGTACCATACATGATTAATTTACGACAAATATGGCAATCAAAAAAAACGATTTTAGTTCAATCAAGAAAAAATTCTCTACTTCAGCGAAGTATAAACCCCAACGTTTTTTGGAATTGGGAAATCATTTCTTGGATGCGGTAGGACTACCAGGTCCTGCAATTGGACACTTAAATATGTTCTTGGGTCACTCTGACACAGGAAAAACAACTGCGGCTGTAAAGTCGGCGGTTTCAGCACAGAAACAGGGTATTCTTCCTGTTTTTATTATTACAGAACAAAAATGGAGTTTTGAACACGCAAGACTTATGGGTTTTGAGTGTGATGAAGTTATTGACGAGGAAACAGGTGAGGCGGATTGGGACGGATTCTTTATCTTCAATAACAACTTTAGTTACATTGAACAGATTACAGATTACATCAACGAACTATTGGACGCACAAGAAAAAGGTGAGTTGGATTATAGTTTGTGTTTCATTTGGGATTCTGTTGGTTCAGTTCCTTGTAAGATGACTTACGAAGGTAAAGGTGGTAAACAACACAATGCTGCGGTTCTTGCCGACAAAATTGGTATGGGTATCAACCAACGTATTTCAGGTTCAAGAAAATCTGACTCAAAACACGAAAACACTTTGATAATCATCAACCAACCTTGGGTTGAATTGCCTGATAATCCATTTGGTCAACCAAAAATTAAAGCAAAAGGTGGTGAAGCAATTTGGTTGAACTCATCTTTGGTATTCTTATTTGGAAATCAAAAAGGTGCTGGTACAAACAAAATTTCTGCAACCAAAGACAAACGAACTGTTAAGTTTGCAATCCGTACAAAAGTTTCTGTTATGAAAAACCACATTAATGGTTTGGGTTATGAGGATGGAAAGATTATTGTTACACCTCATGGATTCTTGGCAGGAAAAGATGCTGCGGAAGAAAAAGTTTCTATTGAAAATTACAAGAAAGAACATGCTGATTATTGGAAAGAGATAATTGGTGTTGACGGTGATTTTGATTTGACAGAAATTGCAGAACCTGCATAAAAACATTTACGTGAAGACACTTTTAGTAGACGGAGATAACTTATTCAAAATAGGATTTCACGGAGTGAGAGACCTGTTTGTTGAGGGAAACCATATTGGGGGTGTCTTCCATTTTGTTAATACATTACGTAAACAAATTGATGAACACAACTACGACAAAGTCTTGGTATTTTGGGACGGTGACGACAACGCATCCGTGCGTCGTAAACTATATCCTAATTACAAATTAAACAGACGACAAGATATGAACGAGTACAAACTCGAATCGTATCACACACAAAAAGCACGAGTAAAAGAATACATTGAAGAATGTTTTATTCGTCAAATAAGAGTAGATATGAACGAGTCTGATGACTTGATAGCCCACTACTGTAAAATAGCACCAGAAGAGAAGAAAACCATCTTATCAGCCGATAAAGACTTACTTCAGTTGGTGAACGAGAATACAACCATTTACTCACCAATCGCCAAAGTGTTTTACACTCACGGTAAGAAAGT